ATGGAACGACTGACTTATTTCAAAGACGGATACTGGCGGGTAAATTTCAGCGGAGTGCAGTACCAGGCGGATTTTGTTGATCGCCTCGCGGCCTACGAGGACACGGGCCTGACGCCGGAGGAAATCAAGGCTCCATTTACGGAGGACACGATGATAAATCTGGCAGCGCAGGCGCTGGGAGTGGAGCCTAGCCGCCTCCGCGAGCTTGCCGAGGCCGACAAGGACGGGCGCGTCATTATATTGCCGTGCAAGGTGTACGAGACTGACGGGGTGAGGGTGTATGAGCACACGGTGCGCGAGGTCATCTACGAGACGGCAGGCGGCCCGGCTTTCGATAAAAATGCAATCGGGAAGAGCATATTTTTAACCCGCGAAGAAGCCGAGAGGGCTTCGCGGGAAACACAAGGGAAGGAGGATGCCGATGGAGCGACTGACAAGCCGGAATGAAGATTGTGTTCTGGTAAATGGGCACGGTCTGTACCACTTAACGATGACCGAAGTCGTTCAGATGGCAGATCGACTTGCGGCCTACGAGGACACGGGGCGGGAGCCAGAAGAAGTAACCGCTCTGGGGAAACTGTTTGATTACGCACTGAAAGAATCAAAAACGCTGACTGAGCAGCTTACATTGCTCCATCACATCCGCGAGCTTGCCGAAGCCGACAAGGACGAGCGCGTGGTGGTGCTGCCGTGCAAGGTGGGCGATAAATTATACAGAGTGTTTGCCGGAGAAATCTTCGAGCACCGAGTCGGGAGCATGAAATACTTCGCAATACAGGGAAAGTGGGACATTGAAACGTACCCGTTCCTCCCATCCGTAGAGAGCGGCATAGGGAAAACAATTTTTCTCACCCGCGAAGAAGCCGAGAAGGCTTTGCGGGAAATGGAGGGCAAGAAGGATGGCTAAGTACGTAACCAAAGCGCAGTTGAGACAACTCTATCAGGCTCAGCTCATCGATAACGACGAATATCTGAGACTTTTAAAAGAGTTTGCAGGGATAGAATCCCGGCCGACCACGGAGTACAACCACTACGACGAAAATGGCGAGTTTATTGGTAGCAGCGTGGACACCGATCTTTCTGACCTGCTGGACGAGGCTGGCGTGGAGGTGCGGGACGATGGGCCAACATAAACACAACCCGGTCGCCATTGCGGCGGCAAAAGGCGAGCTGCTGTCGAAGCTGTATCGGTAGTGCGTTGCCAAGATTGCGAGAATTTCAGTCGGAATGAAGAAAATGACCCGTACTGCGCAGATCGGAGAGGGCTTTCAGACCCGGAGCCTGACGGGTATTGCAGCTACGGAGAACGGAGGGAAGAATAAAGGATGAGCCTAATAGACGCTGCCAGATACACCACAATGATTATGGCGCAGAATCCAGACTGGTGCGCCAAAAGAATGGAAAACTTCGAGAAGTACATCACGGAAAATAGTGCTGGTGCTGCCGAGGTGTGTAATGAAAGGAAAGACAACTCCGCGATGGTGATTCTCAAGGATGAGGAGGGCAAGAAGGATGGCAACGAAACGAGTATGTGACCGCTGCGGGGCGGAGATAAACCCCACAAGCTCTGCGACGTATGTAAACGTACGAAGCGCGTTCCATGAGGAATCACCTGATATTGAGCTTTGCTGCTCCTGCGCGATGCAAATCAAAGAATGGCTTAAGCCGCGTGTAGAGGAGGGCAAGTCATGACCAGAAAACGCGCAAGAAAGATCCTCATGTCCATCGGCACGAGCCGGAACCGTGCAAACTGGGGGCTGACGGCAAAGCCGCGCTGGAAGACAAACGCCGGTGTGGTAGAGGACACGCTGACGATCAAACTGTACGCGAAGCTGCTGCGGGCAAGAATGGAGGACAAGAAGAATGGCAAAACGTAAAAACATGATGGATATGATGGACATGACGCCGGTCTGCGAGCGGTGTGGGAAGGTCGCGCCGGTGGACGAAAAGCTATCGACTCCGAACTGGACAGTTTACCGGACAAAAGAGCCGTGCGAATGCGGCGGGAAATACACGGCGCGTGCGTTTTTGGACGACAGCGTGCTTTCCTCGTGCGATAAGGAGGCCGACCATGCGACTGATTGATGCGGATGCAGTCTACAACAAGGCGATGGAGAACCACCGAAAGGGCGAAATTGAAGATTGGGAGTTTGACTCGATTATTAACTATCTGGACGGTGCGCCCACCATTAACACCGTAGAAATCGTGTACTGCAAGGACTGCAAACACAAGGTGCGAACCGACGCAAACGGTATTGTCATCTGCTCTGAGGAGCACGGCATGTATTGCCCAACCGAGAATGATTTTTGCAGATACGGAGTGAAAAAGGGAGAAACACCAGAATGAGCGGGCTGCGGTTTGAATCCATGGCGGACATGCCGCCGCGGATGCGGGAGCTTTATGCACGGCAGCAGATGCCGGGGGCTGCTGCGGCGCCAAAGAAGGCCTCGAAGTATCACAGCACGCCCGCCGAGCGCGGAGAGCTGCGCTTCGACAGCCAGAAGGAGGCGCGGCGGTACGACGAGCTGATGGTGATGCTCCGGGCTGGCATTATCTCCGATCTGCGCCTGCAACAGCAGTTCACTTTGCAGGAGAGTTACATCACAGAGTCCGGTGAGCGCATTCGCGCAGTGCGGTACACGGCGGACTTTTCATACAAATTCGGCGGCAAGCTCGTCGTCGAGGATGTGAAGTCCACGCCGACGCGGACAAAGGAGTATCTGCGTAACCGGAAATTCATGCGATCAAAATTTGGAATCGACGTACAGGAGATTTAAACATGCCGGAAGAAAAAAACGAGAGCAGCCCGCACGCAGGGTGCGGCCTGCCGAAAGGCGGAAACGCCTGCCAGTACGCAAAACTCGCACCGGATTCCTGCGAACGGTGCGGCTGGAATCCGGAGGAGCAGGCGCGGCGCAAGGCGCTGCCGTTCAAAAAGAGCGAGGACGGCCTGCTGTACAAGGATATCAGCACCAAGGAATAGGCAATCAGCCGGGGAACCTTATTTTTTGGACATATGCCGCAGCCGCTTTGCCTTGAGACGGCTGCGGGGGGAACTTTCCTCGGCTTTGCACCCGGCGCACGGTAAAACCCTCAAGCCCGTGCGTCGGGGAAAAAAAAGCGCGTGTGGGACGTGCGCGCGAACGGAACCTGTCAACGTTACCCCACACGGGGGTCTCGCATAGCCTCCGTGCATCGCTTGCCTCCTTTTTTTATAAGCCGCCTGACGGCAGTCAAGGGCGGCTCGCCCGGAAATGCGCAGCGTTTGACAAGCGAGCGCGGCGCGCCGGTGCGCAGACGGTGAAAACCCGTCCTGCCTACGGGGGCCGGAATACCGGCCCCCAGACGAAAGGGATGTGAACGCATGAAACAGGAATTAATCAAGCTGACCTGCCCGCAGTGCGGGAAGGAATTTTACCGGACGCCGAGCTATCTGCGGCAGTACAGAACATACAAGCCGTGCTGCTCACCGAAATGCAGGAACGCAAACATCAAAGCAGTGCGGGCCGAAGGACACATACAATGCGGAGAGCGCATGCGCGCCGAAAACGGCGAGCTCCGCCTGCCGCACAGCCGGGTAAACATCCGTATTACAAGGCCAATCGAGATCTATCCGGAGCTGAGCCCGGTCGTCGGGCAGATCTACCCGGCGGAAAGATACAGCCCGCCGACAAGCACGAAGCGGTACGGCTACGTGATCCAGTCCGGCGGCAAACGCATCAATATCCGCGCCGATGAGTGCGTGGAAGTGTGAAAGGAGTATCAAAAATGGGGAAAATCATGGAGCTTTTTTACGGAGAGCTCGGGGCGTTTCAGGCGAAAATGGAAGACGACAAGTGGGAGGTTGAATTTCGGGATGAAAAATACCCGCCGAGGATCACGATGGATCAGCTTGTACCGCCGCTTTTTGAGATGACACCAGACGGCCAGAAGACTGAAGACCCGGCGTGCATACAGGTGATCGGCACACCGGACATGCGGATCATCACGACCGGAAGGCTGCTGATCAGCAAAAAAGAGCTGACCAAGTACGTAAATACTGCACAGGGCTTGCTGCAGCTTTACCTGCACGCATTTATGCAGGAGCGCAAGGAAATGGAGGCGGCGCAGGAATGACAGACACAAAAAACATCTATTGGTCTGCGATTGAGACATTTGGCTATGATTTGCAGATTGCGGTTGCAATAGAAGAAATGGCAGAGCTGACAAAGGAACTGTGCAAGGCGCAGCGGGTGACGTTTGCGGGCCGTGGCGGGCTTGGGGACGGACTGATTGACAACTATGACGAGATCGCCGAGGATATCGCGGACGTGCAGATCGTGCTGGATGAAATGATGTGGGCGTTCGGTGTAGCGGCAGAGGTACAGTACGCCAGAAAGCAAAAGCTTGCTCGTCTGGAAATGCGGATCGAGAAGGCAAGAGAGGCGCGCGGGGATAATCGTGAGCATACCGCAAATTGGGAAGCGCTGGACCCGAAAGGGAATCCATGGTATGCAAAGCTGAATGGGCCGGGGCCAGATCCAAAAGGAGCGCGAGGCACGTGGGGGCACTGCCCGAAATGCGGGGCATCAGATTGCGAATGGGACGCTGAGACAGACGTATGCACATGCAAGGCGTGCGGATACACGAACTGACCGTTGAAACTGTGGCCGGAATCTCCGGCCACGCCTTGAGCGGGCAGAACAGGAGGGATCGCTATGAACATTGCGTATAACATGGACTGCATGGAGTATATGCGGACGCTGCCGGATAAAGCATTTGATTTGGCAGTGGTGGACCCTCCATACAGAGACGCTGCCGAGAACGCGCCAACGAAGGACATGAGAAAGAATGGATCGCTCGCCTGCTTTGGGGATAAGCCGAGTGAGGAATACTTTGCGGAGCTGAAAAGAGCGAGCAAAGAGCAAATTGTGTGGGGGGGCAAATAACTTCGGGTTGCCCGCGTACAAAGGGTTTATTGTGTGGGAAAAGCTAACAATCTCCGATAATTTTACGATGTCGCAGGCGGAAATTGCGGCGATATCAGAAGGGCTTGGGACGACAAGCAAAATTTTCAAGGCTGCACCGCAAGGGACAAAGGACGATAAGCGCATCCACCCAACACAAAAGCCCGTTGCGCTTTATGCGTGGATATTTGCCCGGTATGCAAAGCCGGGAGACAAGATTATCGACACGCATCTTGGGAGCGGGAGCAGCCGGATCGCTGCATATGACGCAGGGCTGGATTTTGTGGGGTGCGAGATCGATAAGGATTATTTTGCAGCACAAGAGGAGCGCTTCGCCGCGCATACGGCGCAGCTATCACTATTTGTATAAAAGAGGATGGAGTATGGCAAAGAGGCACAAGCGCCGGAAGTTTTCCGGGAGGGTCTGCGAGCAGATCGTGTACACGGTGGCGGGCGGTACAAATCCGAAGACCAGCCGACCGAAGAAGCCGCGGTTCCAGTCGCAGGAAGAACGCGAGGAATTCAACACCAGGATCTCGGCTGCAAAGTTCGCGGCGCTGGTCAACGCCAACTTCTCCCCGTCGAGCTATTACTCCACACTCACGCTCGACCCCGAACATGAGGTACATACCGCGCAGGAGATGCGCCGGATCCGGGATAATTTTTACCGACGCATGGCCTACAGCTACCCGGACGCGAAGATCGTCATCGTCTACGGCCGGGGCAAGTCGACCAACCGCTTCCACCTGCACCTGATCACGGACGGCATTCCTGCCGATGAGCTGGGTAGGCTCTGGGGCCTCGGCAGCGTCATCGACTGCAAGCCACTGCGGAAGCACAACTACTATCTGGATGAGAACGGAAATAAGGTTGACCACGGGCAGGACTACACGGCGTTGGCCAACTACCTGCACGGTCACTGGCGCAAGGAGTTCGGCGGCCACAGGTACAAGGCCAGTCGCAACTGCGCCCGGCCGGAGCCGGAGCCAGCGACCGAGGCGGTCCGGGACTACAGCCCGACGCGCCCGCCAGTCGCCCCGCGCGGCTACATCCTCGTCGAGTCCAGAGCCACGCAGTATGGATTTCTATATTTCAAATATGTATGGGATCCCAAAAACGAGACACATAAGCGGACCGGGAGCCGCCTTCTTTAAGCCTTGTAAATGTGTTGAGTTTTAGAACGAAAGGGTGATAGAGACGAGCGACTACTGGCACAGGGAGTATATATGCCCATTCTGGCAGGCGGCCGGGAAAAAGACGATCCGCTGCGAGGGAGAATGCGTGCTCGCATTTCCTGAGCGGCGAGAGACGTCAGACTACATCACGCGATACTGCGCCAGCTTTGACTACGTGCGGTGCAGCATCGCGGCGGCAAAGCTCCGATACTACGAAAGAACAGAATGAGAGCCGAAGCGCATGCGGAACACCGTATGCGCTCATTCTGCGTGCGTGGGGTGAAAAGATTTTCCGGATACGCTATGCTGAAAAGCAGAAGGGAGGCGTGAGCCATGGCGAGGAAACCGAAGTATGAATCCGTGGAGCAGATCGAAGGGCTGATCGAGGCGTATTTTGAGAGCTGCAAGGGAGAAATCCTGCGGGATGAGGACGGGCACATCGTTTTCAACCAGAAAGACGGGACACCGGTCTGGGTGAACCGGAAGCCGCCAACGATCCCGGGGCTTGCGCTGGCGCTGGGCTTTTCCAGCAAGCAGAGTCTGTATAACTACAAGGCCAGGAAAGAATTTATGGACTCGATTTCGCGCGCGCAGACGCGCGTGGAACAATATACGGCCGAAAGACTGTTCGACCGGGATTCTCAGCGGGGCGCGCAGTTCGCGCTGGAGTATGCGTTCCGCTACAGACGGGATGCGGAGGGCGAAAAAAAGGATGAAAGCCAGAGGATCACGATGGAGGCGGAGGCGGAGGCTTACGCGGGATGAAAAAGCGCTGCTTCGGGGAACCGAACGAAAAGCAAAAGCTGTTTCTGCTGGATCATCACCGGCATGTGGCCTATGGCGGTGCGCGCGGCGGAGGGAAAAGCTGGGCTGTGCGGACGAAGGCAAAGCTGCTGGCACTGCACTTCGCAGGGATCAAGGTTCTGATCGTCAGGCGCGCGATGCCTGAGCTCCGGAACAACCACATCGAGCCGCTGAAAAAAGAGCTGGCGGGGATAGCGAAGTACAACACCACCGACAAGACCTTCCGGTTCCCAAACGGATCGACGATCACGTTCGGTTACTGCGACAACGCGGGAGACCTGGGGCAATACCAGGGCGCGGAATACGACGTGCTGTTCATTGACGAGGCCGGGCAGCTGCAAAAGGAGTGGATCGACCAGATCAACGCCTGCGTGCGCGGCACGAACCCGTTTCCAAAGCGGACGTACTACACGCTGAACCCGGGCGGCCCGGCACATGCGTATTTCAAGCGCCTGTTCATTGACCGCAGATTTGAGGACAAAGAGAAGCCGGAAAACTACAGCTTCATTCAGGCGCTGGTGCAGGACAACAAAGTCCTGATGCAGATCCAGCCGGAGTATATCGAGCAGCTCGAAACACTGCCGCCGAAGCTGCGCGAGGCATGGCTGTATGGCAGGTGGGACGTCTACGAAGGGCAATTCTTTGAGGACTTCCGGGACGATCCGGAACACTACAAAGACCGACGCTGGACGCATGTCATTGAGCCGTTTGAGATCCCGGACGGGTGGACGATCTGCAGGAGCTATGACTTTGGCTACGGCAAGCCGTTTTCCTGCGCGTGGTGGGCGGTCGACTATGACGGCGTGATCTATCGCATTCTGGAGCTTTACGGATGCACGAAGACACCGAACGAGGGCGTCAAGTGGAACCCGGACAAGCAGTTTGCGGAGATCAGCAGGATCGAGCGGACGCATGCGTGGCTCAAAGGGAAGAACATCATCGGCGTCGCAGACCCGGCGTGCTGGGCGGCGGATCGCGGAGAGAGCATCATGCAGACCGCAGCGAAATACGGTGTATATTTTTCACCGGGAGACAACGAGCGCATTGCGGGGTGGATGCAGTGCCACTACCGGCTACAGTTTGACCCGGATGGATACCCGAGAATGTATGTATTTGCAGGGTGCAAAGCGTTTATCCGGACGATCCCGATGCTCATGTATGACGAGCACAAGGTGGAGGATCTGGATACGAAAATGGAGGATCACTGCGCGGACGAATGGCGGTATATGTGCATGTCGCGGCCAATCAAGCCGACGGTACCGGCAGAAGCACCGCCGGTTCTGTTTGATCCCCTGGACATGATGAAACGGAGGTAAGGCCATGCTGGCACCACAACTGACGGAAACCGAGAAGCAGACCATGATGACGGAGGTCTTTCTCGGATACAACCACAACCTCGAGCTGGCGGACGGGGAGTTTTACGACATGGAGAATCTGTCGGCGGACGAGTACCCACTGCTCGCGCCGCGGCCAAGGCGGGGGACGGCGCAAGCGATCGATGGCGTGCAGGGGATCTTGGCGAAGGATGCACTGTGCTGGGTGCAGAATCAGGTGCTTTACATCAATGGCGCTTCCATGGAGAGCTACATGCCGTCTGTCAGCATCAGGGCGGGAGAAAAGCAGCTCGTTTCCATGGGCGCGTATCTGTGCATCTTCCCGGACGGGATCTACTTCAACACCGAAAAATACTCCGACAACGGGTACATGGGGCAGGAGAATGTGGTCGACGCATCGAGCACGAACGTGGAAATTTCTCTTTGCCTCGTCGACGGGACGGCGCTGACGGTCAGCTACACGCAGGCCAGCCAGCCGGAGAGTCCGTCGAACGGGCAGTACTGGCTCGACACGTCCGGCAAGCTCCACACGCTCAAGCAGTGGGCAGAGGCAACAAGCCAGTGGGTATCCGTGCCGACGGTGTATCTGAAGCTTTCCGCGAACGGCATCGGGAAGGGCTTTAAGCAGTACGACGGCATCCGGCTTTCGGGGCTGACCGGAAACGAGCAGGTCGAGAAGCTCAACGGCAGCCAGATCCTTTACGCTGTGGACGAAAGTTATATCGTGATCGTGGGGCTTGTTGATGAGACGGCGAAGGTCACGAGCGGGACGGTGAAGACGGCCCGGCGCGTGCCGAGCATGGACTTCGTCACAGAATGCGGCAACCGGCTCTGGGGCTGCAAGTACGGCGTGGCGGACGGAGAGACCGTCAATGAGATCTACTGCTGCAAGCTGGGCGATTTTAAGAACTGGGAGTGCTACCAGGGCGTGTCGACGGATTCATGGCGCGCGAGCTGCGGCACGGACGGAAAGTGGACAGGCGCGGCGACGCTGGCCGACAGTCCGATCTTCTTCAAGGAAGACTGCTTCCATCGGGTGTATCCGTCGGCGACGGGGGCACATCAGGTGGTCGTGCAGAAATGCGCGGGTGTGCAGAATGGGTCAAGCAAGAGCCTCGTCGTGGTGGACGACCGGCTGTATTACAAATCGCGGATGGGCGTCTGCGTGTACGACGGGAGTTTGCCGCAGGAGATCGGCAGCTGCTTCGGGACAAAGTTGTATTACAATGCCGTCGCGGGCGGGGTGCGCGGGAAATACTTCATCAGCATGGAGGATGCGGCGCACAACTGGACGCTGTTCGTCTACGACACGCGAAAGGGCCTTTGGCACAGGGAGGACAATACCCACGCGGCGGACTTTGCCCGGGTGGACGATGAGCTGTATTTCCTTGAGGATGGAACGCTCAGGACCGTGTACGGCAGCGTCGGGACGCTGGAAGGCCCGGTAGGCTGGATGGCGGAAACGGGGATCATGACGTATGGACTCGTCGGGAAGAAATACGTCTCGCGCATCAATCTGCGCATGCAGCTGCCGAAGGGGTCGAGCGTCGATTTCTGGGTGCAGTATGATTCAGACGGCGTGTGGCGGCACTGCGGGCACATTGAAGGCCGGGGGCTGCGGACGTTCCTGCTGCCGATCCGGCCCGCGCGGTGCGACCATCTGAAGTTCCGGCTGACAGGAAAGGGCGAGATGAAGCTGTTCAGTCTGGCGCGAGTCCTGGAGGCAGGAAGCGATGCGTAAGACGGGAGGTGCAACATGGGTAGTCTGACACTTGCATACCCGTCGATCGCGGGGAAGACGACGCAGGAGCAGCTGGAGAGCATGCGGCGGTATCTGTGTTCCGTGACAGAGCAGCTGAATCTGGCGGACTGGTCGGCGAAGGCGGCGCTGACGGAGATCGCACAGGTCATTGACGCGGACGGGCTTCCGGAGGAGGAAAAGAAGACCACGCTTTCCGGCTATGCTGCTTTAAAGTCCCTCATCATCAAGACGGCGGATTTCGCGGCGGCGAATTCGGAAACGTGGTCAGCAAAGCTGTCCGGCAGCTATGTGGCAATCTCGGATTTTGGAAAGTATCTTGAGAAGACGCAGCTGACGATCGAGGGAAACTCCGTCGGAATTAAACAGCTGTATGATTACACGGCAGGCGTGAACAATGCGTTTTCCGTGAATGCGCAGCAGTACATCAAGACGGGGCTGCTCTACTACAACGACGTGACGCCGGTGTATGGCGTGGGCGTGGGCAATATTGAAACGACCGTGACGGACAGCGGCGGAAAGATTGTGGACCGAACGAAAAACGAACTGCTGACCGTGACACCGAAACGCATTTCCTTCTGGCAGGAGGGGCTGGAGGTCGCGTACCTGTCGGGCAAGAAGCTGCATTTTCCGTCCGGAACGCTGGAGGCGGCGGGGGCGGTGCTGTCGGGGAAGATCACGGCAGCAGCCGACTCGACGTTTGGCCCGTGGACGATCTCGGAAAGCAGCATTTTCCACACGGCCAATGAGTTTGGCGGCAGCGTGAGCATGTACTTCGGCACGAGCGGGCTTTCCATCAAGGACAAATTCAAGGTCGACGCGAACGGCAAGCTGACGTGCACGGGGGCTGAGATCGGCGGAACGATCAACGCAACGGATCTGAAGCTCGACGGTACGAGCATCCAGACGAAGCTCAAGCAGATCATGGATGAGATCGAGATCATTACTGAAGGGCTTGTGACTGTTGGGCTGGAGATCGCGGGCACGAATTTTTCCGATGGCAAGATCAGCACGGAGGCAGGCAGCCTGAACTTTACGGGCTCGTCGTCCGCGGATTACGCCGTGGAACTGTCCAGCCCTGCGGTGCGCATCAAGTCGACAGAGGGCTCTGTGTATCTGCAGAACAAGAATGAAAGCGCGTGGATCCAGCTGCTCGCAAGCGGGAAGATCATTTTCCATGCAGCGTCCATCGAGGGGATCAGCACCGCAACGCCGGTGTTTGGGTGAGGATATGGCGACGTATACGGAAAAATGCTATACAGACAATGGTGGAACGCTGGTGGCGACGTTGACCGAAGAAATTGAGGGGACAGAAATTGCGGTCACAGATACGCTGGCCTACAAAACATATGGGAAGGCATATGTTTTTATGATATGCAGAGGCGCAGGGCAGATGGATCGCTGGATCAAGGGCGAAAGAATCAATTTAAACCGGATACAACAAGGCGGCTCCGTGATAAGATTTTACTTTGTCCGTCGCGTTCAAGTTTCAGATTTTGCGTGGACAGACAATGATGATGAAAAAATCAAGGCTGGGCAGCATGTGTCGAATCTGACCGCAGCTGCGATGAATGACTTGTATCAAAAGCTGATCGCTATGAGCGAGCTGACAGGGGTGCGGGCTGATACTGTTCCTAAAATTGTGCCTGGGGATACTATAACGGCAAGCATTGTCAGCCAGGCGTTTAATGGGATAGGGGGAGGGCTGCTATATGTCGATGAAGATGCGAGGCAAGCAATGTATGATGGGGTTAAGCATGACAGCATCAAAAAAGGAGCCCCGATTTATGCACGGATACTGCTGAACATGAAGGGCGGAGTAAACAAGCTGATTCAGGCAATGCGGCCATAGCGGCGGAAGGAGATTGAAATGAACATCACAAAGGCAATCGTGCAGCTGCGGGAGCGGCTGATCATGGACATCAACCGGGCGGGGCTGCCGCCGGTCGTGGTGGGGCTTGTGCTGGACGGAATCCGGCATGAGGTCGAGCTGCTGACGGCAGCAGATATGCGGAAGGAGGACACAGAGGATGCAGACAGAGCAGATGCAGCCGAGAATGCAGAATGACACGGCGAGCGGGCTGACGACGCGGAAGTCCATCGGCGAAGAGCAGGCCAGAAAGGCTATGGACACGCTGCAGAAATACCGGCAGGGCAAGAGTGCGCTGGAGGCGCGGGTCATTGCTTCGGAGGACTGGTGGCGCATGCGCAGCTGGCAGAGGATCCAGAAGGGGAACCAGGAGGACGACAAGTGGACATCGGCGTGGCTCTTCAACGTCATCATGGGCAAGCACGCGGATGCCATCGCGGCATATCCGGCCCCGGCGATCCGGCCGCGGGAACCGGACGACCGGGAGGAGGCGGCGAAGCTTTCCTCGGTGCTGCCGGTCATCCTGGAACAGAACGACTTTGAAGAGGTCTATTCGGACAGCCAGTGGACGAAACTCAAGCAGGGGACGCTCATCTGGCATGTGAAGTGGGATTCCTCGAAGCTGAATGGACTCGGGGATATCTCGGTGCAGCCGGTGGATATTCTGTCTTTTTTCTGGGAGCCGGGCGTGCGGGATCTGCAGAAGTCGAAGAACATCTTCCTGACGGAGATGGTGGACAACGATCTGCTGGTCGAGAAGTACCCGGAGCTGCGGGGAAAGCTCAACTCCAATCCGCAGATCCAGCAGAAGTACAACACGGACGACATCATCAACTTTGACAACAAGTCAATGGTGGTGGACTGGTATTACAAGAAATATCAGAACGGACGGCAGGTGCTGCACTTTGCAAAGCTGGTGGGCGATACGGTTTTGCAGTCGACGGAGAACGATACGGAACAGAAATATGACACGCTGACGCTGCCGGACGGGAGCATTGTGCAGCAGCCGGCCGGGCGGCCCATGGCCGAGACGGGGCTGTATGACGACGGGGAATACCCGTTCGTGGTCGACGCGCTGTTCCCGGTGGAGGGGAGCATAGCGGGATACGGCTATATCGACGTCGGCAAGTCGACGCAGGAGCAGATCGACCGGATGAACCAGGCGATCGTAAAGAACGCGATCATGGCGACGACGCCTCGGTGGTTCAAGCGGTCGGACGGGTCGGTCAACGAGCAGGAGTTCGCGGACTGGACGAAGCCGTTTGTGCATGTGGATGGGAATCTGGGGCAGGACAGTCTGGTTCCGATCCAGGTGAACATGCTCAACAGCAATTACATTGCGATCTTGCAGAACAAAATTGAAGAGCTCAAGTGGACGACGGGAAACACGGATGTCAACAACGGCGCGACAAACTCGGGCGTGACGGCAGCCTCGGCCATTGCGGCCTTGCAGGAGGCATCCGGCAGGAGCAGCAAGGATTCTACGAAGTCGGCATACCGGGCGTATGCGCGGATGATCCGGATGGTCATTGAGCGGATCCGGCAGTTCTACGATCTGCCGCGGCAGTTCCGGATCATCGGGCAGCGCGGGGCAGAGCAGTTCGTACAGTACAGCAATCAGGGCTTGCAGCCGCAGACGCTCTACGGCGCGAACGGGCAGCCGGATGGGCTGCGGAAGCCGGTCTTCGACATTGAGGTCTCGGCGCAGAAGGCGAGTGAGTACACGTCCATGGCGCAGAACGAGCTGGCACTGCAGTTCTTCCAGCTGGGATTCTTCAACCCGCAGATGGTCGACCAGGCGCTATCTACACTGGACATGATGGACTTCGACGGGAAAGACTCGATCATCCAGAAAATCCAGGAGAACGCGGACCTGCAGCAGCGGCTCATCGAGTGGCAGCAGCTGGCGCTGGCGTTGGCAGACCGGTACGATCCGGTCATGGGTGAGGGGCTGGCACAGCAGATCCTGCAGGAGGGCGGACAGGCAGTCCCGCAGGCGAGCGCCGAGGCAGCGGAGAAGCCGGAGATCAACACCGGCGAGACGCAGGAGCCGAAGATCGTGGAGAATGCGCGCAAAAAGTCGGAAGAAAGCACGCAGCCGGGATAAGAACCGACGATTGCGGCGGCCCGTTCCGGCGGGATTATTTCTGACTGGCGTGGGGTGAAGTTGGGAAAAGTTTGTGCTACGATGATTTTAGAATAAACGCCAGAAAGGAATTTATAGCATGGAAGGCGAATTCACGGGCGTAAGCGTTCAGACGAACGCAGCTGAAGCCGCCGGTCAGCAGAGCGGGCAGGAGGCAGCCGCACAGGCGCAGGTGCAGCAGCAGCCGGTCAACGTCCCCGACGCTCAGGGACAGGGTACGCAGCAGGAAGAAACGTTTGACAGCCTGATTCAGGGAAGATTCAAGAAGGACTTTGACTCTGCTGTGCAAAGGGTTGTCAAGCAGCGGGTGCGCGGGCTGAACCAGTACAAGGGGCAGGCGGAGGCCATGGCTCCGATCATTGACCAGCTTGGCGCGCTCTATGGGATCGACACGTCGGATCCGCGAAAGACGGACTTTGCGGCGCTGGCACAGCGCTTTTCCGCTGACGAGCGGCTTTATAGCGCAGAGGCCATGGAAAAGGGCATGTCGGCGGACGCCCTCAAAAAGGAGTACGCCGGCAGGGCCGAGAATACGGCCATGCGGCGGCAGCTGCAGGAGTACCAGATGCGAGAAGCCTTCGCCGGGATCCAGGCAGACTTTGCCCGGGATGTGACGGCGCGGTACGGCGTGGACTTTGAGACCGAGATGCAGAACCCGGATTTTGCGCGGCTCATGGGCGCGGGCGTGCCGCCGAAGACGGCCTATGAGGTCATCCACCAGCAGGAGATCGCACAGGCACAGGCGCAGCTGGTGGCGAACCAGGCGCGAGAGAACGTCATGCGGACCATCCAGGCGCAGGGCGCGCGGCCGCAGGAGATCGGATCCGGCGCTGCGGGCGGAGAGAACGTCCCGATGAAAACACACTGGTCACGCGCGGAGGTGGAGGACATGCGCCGCCGCGCGGCAAGAGGGGAACGAGTGATCCCCTGAGAAAGGAGATAAGAAGCTATGTTTAAATCCAAAGTCGGATTTCAGTTTTTTGCTGACGCCGGTACGCTCGTCAACGCGACCGGCAACTATGTAAACGCAGGCACCGGTCAGACGACCGCATTCAGCGGCAACGACACGCTCGCGCCGACCATGAAGACGTTCTACGACACGCAGCTGCTCGAGAACGCACGGCCGAACCTCGTGCATGCGCAGCTGGCAGGCCGTCAGGCACTGCCGCGCAACCACGGCAAGACCGTCGAGTGGCGCAAGTGGAACACGCTGAAGGACGCGGAGGAGCTGACCGAAGGCGTCATCCCGACCGGCCAGAAGATGGGCCAGACCAGCACGACCGGCGCGATCAAGCAGATCGGCCTGTATGTGACGGTTTCCGATCAGCTCGAGCTGCATGCGCTGGACAACGTCATCCTGGGCGCGACCGAAGAGCTCGGCGCTTCCGCGGGTACGTCCATCGACAAGCGCGTGCGCGACGCGGTCGTGGCAGGCTCGAACGTGCAGTACTGCGACAAGGTCGCAGCGGGCGGCGCGCATACGGCAGTCACCAGCCGCGCAGGCCTCGACCTGACGGCGAAGCTGACACCGGACGAGGTCAACAAGGCCGTGACGACGCTGAAGAAGATGAAGGCTCCGAAGATCGACGGCAAGTATGTCGCGATCATCCATCCGTCGGTCGCATACGACCTGCGGTCCTCGGACGCATGGGTCGAGGCACACAAGTACGCAGACGTCACGCCGCTGTTCTCGGGTGAGATCGGCGAGCTGCACGGCGTCCGGTTTGTTGAGACGACGGAGGCGAAGATCTTCAACAACTCGACCTGCCCGGTCAAGACTGCAGCGTCTGGCGGAGGAACGGCGGTCTACTACAGCGTGTACGCGACGCTGTTCCTCGGAAAGGACGCATACAAGATGATCGACCCGGAGGGCGGCAATCTTGAGATGATCGTCAAGGGCAAGGACGAGATCGGCGGCCCGCTGAACCAGTTCTCGACCGTCGGCTACAAGGCCGAGATGGCGGCGAAGCTGCTGTACGAGGACCGCATGGTCCGCGTGGAGAGCTGCAGCGCATACTCCGGTACGGACGAAGCCAACTGAGAAAGGAGCACATACAATGGCAACTGAGAAGACCGCTGCGGCGGCTGCACAGGCAAACCCGGAAGACGTGTGGGACGTCATGAAGACGATCTATCTGCCCCGCGGGCAGGAGAACGAGGAGCAGAGCCGCTTTGTGGCGGTAAACGGACGGACGTTCATGGTGCCGAAGGGCAAGGACGTGCAGGTCCCGCTGCCGGTGTATGAGGTTCTGATGAACGCGCGGATGGCGGAGGAGGAAGCCTTCCGCCGCGCGCAGGCGGACAACTGACAAGTAAATGCCCATGACGGCATGAAGCAGAGGAAGGGGCAGAAATGCCCCTTCTTTTGGTAAGGAGGGGACTATGAAAATCAGAGAAGCAATCGAGACGGTCGACCGGTTACTGCCGAACCAGTACGAGACGCCGGATAAGGTCCGGTGGCTGTCGGAGCTGGACGGGATCGTGTACCGGGATATCATCTGTACGCACGAGCACGAGAAGGAACCGGAGCCGTTCACGGGCTATGGGGAGGACGTGGCTCTGGAAACGGAGCTGCTGATCCCGTGGCCGTATGATGAAATTTACCGCTGGTATCTGGGGATGAAGATCTGCGACGCCAACGGGGAGACGACGAAGTATGCAAACGAGGCGGCGAAATACAACAGCTACTATCAGGGGTATTTCAACGCCTACAACCAGGCGTACATGCCGAAGCAGTACGCGACACACTTCAAGCTTTAAGGCGGTGAGACTATGAGCGTATATCGAGTAGAGTCGGGCGGCAGGGCACCGGCGGGGCTTTCGGCCGGCGACGAGGTCGTGACCGGCGGCGGCACGTACCGCATCACGGGCGTGAACGCGGACGGCAGCTACCAGTCGCAGCTGGTAAACAAGAACCAGACGACGCGCAACTATGGCGGAAGCTACCAGACCCGGAACAGCCCCTACACCATGTCCGGTGTTTCGGACTACACGAGAAGCAAGCTGAACGGACTGGAGGGAGGCTATATGCCGTCGGGCAGCGTGCAGGCGGCGCTGGCGTATCTGGAGCAGGTCAAGGCCAGCAAGCCGGACGCGTATCAGTCGCGCTGGGACGATGAACTGACGAGCCTGTATGACCAGATCCGGAACCGGAAGAAATTCAGCTATGACATGGGGACAGACCCTCTGTATCTGCAGTACCGGGAGCAGTATCAGCGCCTCGGGCGGCTGGCCATGCAGGACACGATGGGGCAGGCGGCGGCACTCACGGGCGGCTATGGCTCAACCTACGGCGAGCAGGTGGGCCAGCAGGCATACAATGCGTATCTGCAGAACCTCAACGACATCGTGCCGCAGCTGCAGCAGCAGGCATACCAGCGGTATCAGGACGAAGGGACGGATCTCTACAGCCAGTATAGCCTTGTGAAGGGCCGGGACGACACGGACTACGGCCGGTACCGGGATACGGTCAGCGATTATTATTCGGATCTTTCGGATGCGCGGAGCGCGTACAACTCGGAGCGGTCGCTGGACCAGAGCCAGTGGGAGACGATGCTGAACTACTGGGCGCAGAAGGCCAACAACGAAAACGCTGCCTACCTGCAGGCGCTGGCGGCGGAGCAGGCGGCAGCGAAGAAATCCGGCGGCGGAGGCGGCGGAAGCAGCTCCGTGGGGCTGAACCTCATTAACGGATACGGGAACCGGGAAGAAAATGTGGCGATGCTGGATGCGAGCTACAGGGGCGTGATGCAGACGATCTCGACGCTGCTTGCGCAGGGGAAGACGGAGCGGGCCTATGACGAAGCTGTGAATGCGAGAAGCCAGATGAGTAAGCAGCAGTGGAACAACCTTGCGAATCTGATCTGGGAGCGCACGGGGCAGAAGATCGACAGCGGCGTCAGCTATAAGCAGGCGAAGGTCTCAAAGAGCAGGAAATAAGGAGGACGGAATGAGCCTTATCTCGAAGAAGAAATTTATGAACGGCATCGAGAAGAACCAGTCGAAAGCGGCTGGTTCTTCCGGCGGTCTTATGAACCGGACGGATTTTGTAGCGGGTGTACAGAACGGGAACGAGGAAATGCGCAGACGGCAGGCGGCGTTTGAGGCGTATCGCGCCGCTGTGCAGCTTTATTCCAGAGATGGCGAGAGCGGGCAGAAAAAGGCGGAGAGTGCGGGGGCGGCAATCAGCGGGAAGGTATCGCAGCAGGAATACAGCCGGTCTTCCGCGATGCAGACACAGTATGGCTCATACCAGAATTACCTGCGCGGCGTGGAGGCGGCGCAGGGGCGGCAGCTTGGGCTGATGGCACTGCAGCAGCAGAGCGCGGCGCTGACGTTCCGCCCATCAGTCAAAAGCCAGAAGGATGATGTAAACAAGGCAATCGCGCGGGCACGGGCGATGAAGACCGTGGAGCGGGACCAGGTGCGCGGGATGCGGCGGACGTCGAAGCTGCTTGAAGGAGAGATTTACAACCGCGAGGTCGAGCAGGCGGACACGCATTTTTCCGGGACGGGTCTGTCTGAGAACGGAAAGAGCGTGACGCAGCTGCAGAACGAGATCGACGCGCTGCAGAAACGAAAGGCACAGGTCGACAGCCAGAGCGTGCTGGCCAGGGCGCAGGAGGCGATCGGAGACCTGAGCGAGGAAGACCAGAATCTGCTCCGGCAGTACCGCGGGAAGGAACTGAACGGGTATCAGGTGCGAGCGTATGCAAAATACGACGCGAAGAAGGCACTGAACGAGAAGGGCTATGACGACGAGAAGCTGAAGCAGCTCGCGGAATGGCAGAAGGTGCTCGACGACTATGAGAACGCGCAGAAGCTCGATGCGGCGGCACAGGAGATCGGACAGCGGTCGCCGGTGGGCGGCACGCTGTTCTCTGCGGCGCTGGCACCGGGGAAGGCGCTGGGCAATCTGGAATCGCTGCGCGGCGTGCTGCCAAGCTGGGCGGGCGGATATCAGAACGAGGATATGCCGACGAACGTATACAGCCCCGCATACAACGCGACGCGGCTGTCTTCCGGGATCCGGGGGAGCGTCATGCAGAACATGGATCCGGGATGGCAGTTTTTGTATCAGGCAGGCACGTCGGCACTGGACAGCGCGGTCAACATGGCGGTCTCGACGGGGCTCGTGGGAACCTTCGGCGGCGTGGCCGGTGCGGGGGCGAAGGACGCGGTCGCGGAGACGATGAACTGGGTGATGGGCTCGCAGGTTGCGGCAGACTCCGTGTATGAGGGGATCCAGAACGGGAAGTCCAATCAGGAAGCCTTGATCGACGGCATTGTCGAGGGCGCAATCGAGGGCATTACGGAAAAATACTCCGTGGGCGATATCATCGAGAACATGCTGAGCGGAAAGGCCGTGTGGAAGAAGGCGCTGCGGTCGTTTGCGTCGGAAGGCGCGGAAGAAATCGCGTCCAACTGGCTCAACCGCGCGTATGATGTGGTAGCGAAGCATGACCGGGGTGAGGTCATGTCTGCCTACGCGGCTTACATTGCGGACGGCAAGACGCCTGCGCAGGCGCTGGCGGCGATGGTTGGAGACTTCGCAAAAGAAGACAGCCTTTCGTTCCTTGCGGGCGGCCTGTCCGGCCTTGCCATGTCCGGGACGTATGCGGGCGTGAACCGCGTGATTTTGGAAGCAAACGTAACGCAGACGGCCAGAGCAGTCATCGAGGCGGGCGAAGTGCAGGACGTCATCGACTATGGCATGGCGCAGGAAGAGGGCACGAAGGCGCACCAGCTGGCCGAGGAACTGCAGCAGACCGTGGACGATGGCGGCGAGGTGACGCAGAAGGCCGTGGAGAACACGCTGCGTGAGGTGGCGAAGGAGCAGCAGGCGGCCGTGGACGAAGGGCAGGAGCCGCGCGTGCCGGAGACGCTGACCCGGCTCGAGCAGCTGCAGGAACAGGCCCGGCAGGAGCAGGCGCAGGCCGGGGCGGACGAGAAGACATTCCAGATCTACAAGAGCGCTGCGGAGACGGCACAGGAAAACCAGAGGCTTGCACAGCAATATCAGCAGGAGCAGGAACAGAGCCGCGCACAACAGTCTGTACAGGCCGTTCAGCAGGCGCAGCGGGCGGCGCAGCAGCAGTACGATCAGGACAGCTTGCTTGCGCCCATTCCGGGGACAGAGAATATGGGCGAGCTGGACATGGAGCAGTATGCCCGGCAGCAGACGGCGGGCGCGGAGCAGGAGCTGGACGAAGCGGCTGCGCAGCAGGAAGAACAGTATTTGCAGGAGCAGGCCCGGAGAGCGGGCTATGACGAGATAACAGCGTCGTATTTCCTGAACGGCAACACGACGGGGATGCCGGCGGAGCAGTATGCGCAGAGCTTCGGACAGGTCTATGAGCAGGGCAGGCTCGGCGCGAGCGAGCAGCGGGCCATGCGCTACGCAGAGGGTATGAATCAGGACGTGGCGGCAGCCGCCTATCGAGCGGGCCTTGCCGCAGGGCAGAAAGGAGCAGGCAATGGCAGTATCGAGGTTACTGATGAAGGACAAATCGGGCAGGCTGGTCAGCGTGCCGAAGGACAGACTGGAGGCGTTCGCCAAAGCACAGCGCAGCGGCAAAGAGCTGACACCGGAAGAAAGAGAGCGGAGGGTGCAAGAGATCTCGCAAAGGCTTGGGATGAAGTAACGCTTTCGGAGCTCGGTTTCGGAGAGAACAACGCGCAAAAAGTGCGCGTCATGCCGAAGGGGCAGGAGGGAAGAAGCGAGGATATCCAGGCGGCGGAAAAGTTCTTCCGGTCGATGGGCGTACAGAATGCGCGATTCTTCACCGGGCAGCTGACGCAGGAGATCGATGGGCAGACGTTTTATGCGGATGCCGCCGTGACGGAGGATGGCTCCGTGCTCATCCGGGCGGACAGCGAGGAGTATTCTGCGTTCGAGCTGGCGAAGCACGAGGGATATCACCTGCTTGTCAAGCGCTGGCCGGAGATGGCGGCGAAGATCCAGAAGCGGCTGCTGGGCGAGGGCAAGATCACAAAGGAGATGATCGAGAGCTACGTGGACGCCTACGCCGGGATCTACGGCGACGACACGGACGCCTACGTCGAGGAGATCATCGCGGATACCTACGCCGGCATGAACCGCACGGACTACGGCACGAACAAGCTGCGCGCGGACGTGAAGATGGAGGTCGGCCAGTGGCAGAAAAAATCCGGCAGCGCGAGAGCGCCACCGGCGAAAATGTCGATTGCACAGGATTTCAAAAGCAGAGTGGCGGCATGGTACAAGTCCGGGATGCCGGAGGGCACGTCCTTTGTGCTGGGTGAGACCGGCGCGACGCTGCAAGGGTTGGGGGCAATCGAAAGCGATATTTATATGAACGGCGAGAAGATCAGCACCATTCTGAAGGAGCACCCTGAAATGACGATCCGCGAGATCCAACGGATCCCGGAGATTCTGGACGATCCGGTTCTGATCCTGAAAAGCAGAAACAGCGCAAACGTAAGAGAGAACAGCAGACTTGTTATCTTCGGGACGGTAAAAGCCAGTGACGGAAGAGCGGTCATGTGCGTGATGGACCTTAGACCGACAGAAAACGGGCTGCTGCTGGATGATATGCAGAAGGTTGCAAGCGCGTACACGAAAGACAATCATCCAGACAGATTCGTGCAGAACAGTTTTGTCCTGCACGCAGACGAAAAAAGAACCATCCCGTTACTTAGAACAATAGGCTTCCAAATGCCTATCACTCTGCAACGCTATGGTTCTATGGGTAGTATAACCTATAAGGGGCCTAAAGTCAATCTGTACGGAGAGAAATTTTCAGATGTTGTAAGTGTTGGAACTACCGCAGAGACGGCAAAGAGGAAATTCTCTGCCAGCGCAGATCAGACGTCCGAAGAGCAGCGGAAGCAGAACGACAAGACCGCGCTCGACTATTTCGGGCGGACGTACAAGTGGAGCGAGACGGGCTATGTGCTGCTGAACGGCGCAAGGCTGGATTTCTCCGGGCGGCACGAGGGCGGGCCCGGCGGATACCGGACGGTCGATCATCGGGATATCATTGACGCGCTGGGCGAGGACTACGGCGGCGGAGATTACAGCGGCGGCATGGTGCGCTTTATGCAGGAAGGCAACATCCGCATTTCCCCTGAGAGCGGAGGCATCAATCTTGCTGTCATGCCGACAAAGGCACAGATGGACGCGCTCGGTGATTTTATCAGCAAGGAACGCGGCGAGGTCATTCTGGACATTGACGACGCGCAGGGCAACACGATCTCCAGCACGGAGTTTTCCAGAGGGACGCACGCAAACAAGGTACTGCAAGCAATCCGGGATTATTTTGAAAACGGGACGCTGCCGCAGGCGGACAACACGCCGTCGGTCAGCCAGTTCCGGTATTCTTCGCAGGACGGGCGGTATCGGGATCTGATGGGGGAGAAGGCGGCGCAGTATGTGCGGCGGCTGGAGGCCCGGATGGTAAACGAGCTGGCGGAGAATCTGAGCGTGCCGGGGCAGGCGAAGCGGGAGGTTTTGCAGCCGATGGCCGAGGAGGCGCTGCGGACGTTCTTTGCGGACGGGCAGCTTGACCGGGCGAAGCTGAACGATCTCTTTGAAACAGCCTACCAGGCGGGCATTGAAGAAGACACGCAGTACATCGAGCAATATGGAGACCTCAAGAAGTTCATCCGGGATCAAAAGCTTTCCATCTCCGAGACGGACCGGCAGGATATTGCGGACTACAATCTGTTCCGGAAGGCGGCAATGGGAACGCTGACGATCAGCAAGGACGGCTTGCCGGTGGACGTGGCGTATCAGCAGCTTCGGGAAATGGCGCCGGAGCTGTTTCCGGCGGACATTACCGCGCCGAGCGACCAGCTGATGAAGATCTACGACGTGGCGCGCGGCATTCAGAAGGTACAGAAGACGCTGGATGAATACTACGGGCCGCGGGCGGCGAGCTTCAAGAAGTGGCAGCAGGCGAACTTCACGGAATCTATTGACCGGCTGACGAGCGGGCTGCGCGTGGCGCAGCGGTATCTGAAGGCACAGAACAAGGCCAAAGAAAAGCTTGCTATTCCGCAGACAGCGGAAGAAACAAAGCAGATGTGGGCGCAGCTGAAGGACGCAAGGCGAGTGGTCGAGAAAGCGCAAAGCAAGACGCTGCTGACGGAAGCCGACCAGAAGATCGTGAACCGGCTGCTGCGCGGGGAGACAAGCCCGGATTATGTGGCAGGGCTGGAAAACGGGCAGCAGATCCTGAAGGTCTACGAGGCAAAGGCTGACTATGATATGCTGGCGCTGAAGCTCAAGGCATGGAACGCGCAGCGCAAGCAGGGGCTGCGGGACTTTGCAGAGCAGGCGCTGACGGAAGCCGAGGCCGTCAAGTGGGTCGACAAGACCATGGGGATCCGATATCAGCGTGAGACGATGGAGCGGAACATCCGGGATATCGCGCGGAAGGGAAAGGTCTCTGACGAAAAGGCCAATGCTTTTATCAACAAGTATTTCTGGCCCGTACACGAAAACGAAAGCAAGCGCAAGAATTATCTGGTCGAGCAGCAGGACAGGATCCGGGCGCTGGGACTCGACCGGCAGGTACGGAAGGGAAATCTGGTATCCGAGAGCTATGCGGTGCAGTGGCTGGGCGAGGCGGAATTCAACCGGGACTATCTCAAACAGCACCCGCGTGTCGAAAGGCGCGGGGGGATGACGTTTGACGAGTGGAACGCGGCGATTCAGGAATTCGAGAAGCAAAACCCGAATCTGGATCTCGGCAAGGTGCGGGCAGCCGTGAAGATTTTCCATGAGGTCTACGACAAGCTGTTCCAGGATATGAACCGGGTGCGCATTGAGAATGGCTATGAGCCGGTCAATTATCTGCAGGGATATTTCCCACACTTCCAGGAGAACGAGGAAGGCGGCAGCATTCTGCAGAAGTTCGCAAGGGCGGCCGGGATCGAGGGCGATGTGTCGCCGCTGCCTGCGACGATCAACGGACTCACGGCAAACTTCAAACCCGGCATCCGGTACATGGCGAATATCCAGAACCGACTCGGCTACGCGACGGCGTATGACGCGCTGCAGGGCTTTGACCGGTATATCGAGGTCGCAACGGACGTGATCTTCCACACGGCGGACATTCAGCGGCTGCGGGCGCTGGCGACGCAGATCCGGTATCGGGCGTCGGACGAGGGCCTGAAACAGCGGATCGACGCGATCATGATGAACCCGTTCCTCAACCCGGATGAGGCCAACGAGAAGGTTGCAAACCTGACGAAGGAAGGACGGTATGGGCTTTCCAGCTTCGTGGATGAGCTGGACGAATACACGAACCTGCTGGCGGGAAAGAAGTCGCGGCTCGACCGGGGCATGGAAAAGCTCATGGGGCGAAAGTTCTACAACGTCATGAAGAAGTTTGAGTCCCGCGTGGGCGCGAACATGGTCGCGGCCAACGTGGGTTCGGCGCTCACAAACTTCATTCCGATCACGCAGGCATGGAGCCAGGTGTCGACGGCGGACGTGCTGCGCGGCATGTGGGATACGCTGAAAAACTACAAGACGGCGGACGGGCTGGATTCTGCGTCGACGTTCATCAACAACCGCAGCGGCTACGGGCGGCTGGCCATGAGCACGATGGATAAAGTCTCCGCCGGTGCAGGACGGATGATGGAATCCATCGACACGTTTACGACGGGGAGCGTCGTCCGTGCGCGGTATTACCAGAATCTGCGGCGGGGCATGAGCGAGATGAGCGCGATGCAGGAGGCGGACCAGTTTGCATCCGGCGTCATGGCAGACCGCAGCAAAGGCTCGACGCCGACGCTGTACTCTGCGCGGAACCCGCTGGTGAAGCTGTTCACGCAGTTCCAGCTGGAGGTCAACAACGAACTGAGCTGGATCTTCAAGGATATGGCGCAGGAGGAGCGGAAGAAGGGCGTGGCGGCACTGGCAAAGGCCATGTTCAAATTCCTCATCGGCGCGTGGATCTACAATGAGTTCTACGAAAGCATTGTGGGCCGCCGCCCGGCGCTGGATCCGCTGGATATCATCAACGATACGGTCGGAGATTTCACCGGATACCATATCCCGAACATGGTTCTGGCCGGGATCGGAGCTGCGAAGGGTGAGAAAATCGATTTTACGACGGAGAAACAGACGACAGATAAAGCGATTGCGGGCGTATGGGGGCGCGTTCTGAGTGAGGCCCCGAGCACACAGGCGCTGACGATCCTCGGACTGGATGAGGCAATGGGGATTGAAATAGACAATGGCAGAATCGCAGTTGCCTCTGCGCTTCCGGACATCGGGAAACTCAGAAAAGCAATCTGGGCCAGTAATGAGGATATGGCACCCGCAAAGAAAGCAAAGACGATTACAGATGAGCTTATCAAACCGGGCCTGTATCTGGCGACGCCGTTCGGAGGCGGGCAGATCCGCAAGGCGTATCAGGGCGCGACGGCGGCGGCTCGCGGCGGCAGCTATACGGTAGACAACGAGGGACGCGACATCTTACAGTATCCAGTGTATAACGACAATCCTGCTGACCGGGCCAAGAGCTGGGCGCAGGCGCTGCTGTTTGGCAAGACGGCGACGGAAGAGGCACAGAGCTGGGTGGAGAGCGGGTTCAAGTCGCTGTCCGCGAAGGAGACTGCCGCCTATCAGGGCATGACAGAGGGCGGAACCGACCAGAGAGAAAGCTACGCATTCGTGACCGCCATGAAGAAGGTCGAGGACAAGAATGCAAAGCTCGCCATGCTGTACGCCTACGACATCCCACAGAACGCGAAGACGGCATATTATTATTCTGTCATGGCGTCTGACGAGGAGCAGGCGAAGATGGACGCGCTGGCAGCGGACGGCGTCGGCTATGACGCCTACATGCAGTACAAGCAGACGTACTTCAAGCAGTTCGGAACGCAGACAGTTTCGCAGGAACGGATCCAGACCGTGCTGGATGGGCTGAACCTGACAAAGGCGCAGAAAGCCGCGCTCTGGGCGGCCATGGGGACGAGCTGGAAAGAAGAAAACAATCCGTACAAGTAACCGCAGGCCGGGGCAGATGCCCCGGCCTTTGCTTCGCGGCGTGGGGTGAATCCGGCGCGGGGGTCTGCTACACTGGATGAAAAGGAGGGATGCGGCATGGCGACGCCAATTCCGGGGGCTTATCCGAGCCCGAGGATCGACAAGGGGGTGCTGCGGTGGTACGAAGGGGACACGTTCTCGATCGTGCTGCGGTTCGACCTGAAGGACCAGGACGGCGAGCCCGTCACGATCGGGACGACGGACAGCATGGCGGTCGTGTTTCTGGACGATACGCGGCAGACCGTCCACACATTCAGCTTTGCGAAGGTGGAGAATGAGCAGGTCACGCTAAACTTCGACGCGACGGTAACGGCAAAATTCCAGAAGGGGAAATACACCTACGATATCCGGTACACGCACGGCGACAAGACGACGCTGGCGAGCGGGAACCGGGCGTTCGTGGAGTAAGGAGCAGATATGAGGGTAGAGATTCCAAATCAGATCACGGTGACGATCGGCGGGCTGATCTCCCGCGGGGTAAAGGCCGTGGAGGTTACGGACGCGGGGAAGCTGATTTTCACGCTGACGGACGGCAGCGTGATAGACCTCGGCTCGGTCATGGGCCCGCAGGGGCCGAAGGGCGAGACGGGCGCGACCGGCCCGCAGGGGCAGACGGGGCCGCAGGGCGCAAAGGGCGACACCGGCGCGGCAGGCGCGAGCATCACGTCGATCACGAAGAAATCGCAGAGCGGGACGACGGCAACGTACACGATCGCGCTTTCGGACGGGAAGACATTTGACTTCAACGTCGAGACCGTCAAGGGTGAGAAGGGAGACACCGGCGCGAAGGGCGAGACTGGTGCACAGGGCCCGAAGGGAGAAACCGGCTCACAGGGGCCAAAGGGCGAGACCGGCCCGCAGGGCGAGCAGGGACCGAAGGGCGACACCGGCGCGGCAGGCGCGGAAGGCCCAAAGGGAGCGACCGGAGACACCGGCCAGAAGGGGGAACCCGGCGAAAAGGGCGAGAAAGGCGAGAAGGGCGACACGGGCGCGCAGGGCCCAAAAGGAGACCCGGGCGAAACCGGCCCGCAGGGGAAGACCGGCCCGCAGGGCCCGACAGGCCCGACCGGCCCGAAGGGCGATACGGGAACGGGCTTTACGGTCAAGGGCTATTACGGCTCGGTCTCCGCGCTGCAGGCGTCGGTCAAGAATCCGGAGGCAGGCGACGCCTACGGCGTGGGCGCGGCTGCACCTTATGACATTTACATCTACGACGGCGTGACGAATGCGTGGGTCAACAACGGGCCGCTGCAGGGCGCAAAGGGCGACAAGGGAGATCCGGGCGAACAGGGGCCGAAGGGCGAACCGGGCGACACCGGCCCGGCGGGCGCAAGCGGAACGGACGGCATAACCCCGAGCATCGGCGAGAACGGAAACTGGTATCTTGGGACGACTGACACGGGAAAGCCTTCGCGCGGCGAGAAGGGCGACAAGGGAGATCCAGGTGCGAAGGGCGATCCCGGAGCAGACGGCGCAAAGGGCGACAAGGGAGATCCGGGCGAACAGGGGCCGAAGGGCGAACCGGGCGACACCGGCCCGGCGGGCGCAAGCGGAACGGACGGCATAACCCCGAGCATCGGCGAAAACGGAAACTGGTATCTCGGGACGACTGACACGGGAAAGCCTTCGCGCGGCGAAAAAGGAGAAAAGGGAGACAAAGGCGAAAAAGGCGACAAGGGCGAGCCCGGCGCGGACGGAACGCCGGGACGGGACGGTACGGACGGTCAGGACGGCGCACAGGGTCCGGCAGGCGCAGACGGCGAACCGGGGCAGGACGGCACGACCTTTACACCATCTGTATCCGCAGACGGCATTCTCAGCTGGACGAATGACGGCGGGAAAGAAAATCCGGCCAGTGTGAATATCAAGGGGCCCGCAGGGGAAGCGGGACCGGGTTCGGAGTTGTTCTATGTCGGCTGCGGTATTCACGCCAAGGACACTTATGACCAAAGCGTCACGCACACCAAGACATATGACGAAATCCTTGCAGCTTATAAGGCTGGGAAAGCGTGTTATGCAAGAGTGAAACTCTTTGGGGCATACAATACGAACCTCCTGCTTCTTCCGCTTGCGGAAGTGGATGAAGCGTTTGGGTATGTCGATTTCGCTCTAACAAAGATGGTACAGGGCGATGCACCGGAAGAATTGATGATTTGTTACGTCCATATTGACTCGGAAGGCAACGCAGAGGGCTACTATGGTACACGGTATACGCTATCCGGCAGCGAGAAATTCCTGCCGAGCGTCACAGCGGCCGATAATGGGAAGTTTATGTGCGTTGCGAACGGGGCGTGGAGCGCCGTCACGGTGCCGGATGCGGAAGGAGGGTCTTACTGATGTCACGATGTATGACGGACACGGATAATCTGACTGCAGTTGCCGACGCGATCCGCACCAAAGGCGGCACGTCCGCGCAGCTGGTCTATCCGGCAGGGTTCGTTTCCGCGATTCAGGCAATTCAGACCGGCGTCACGCCGAAGTTGGTCGTGACCACCTCTGCGGGGGCGGCTGTCACAGCGATAAAAGGCTCAAAAACAGTCAGCGGAACTGCCGACACAGATGGAACATGCACGCTGGAAATCCCGGAGGCGGGAGAATGGAGCGTAACGTCAACAGCAAACGGACTGAGCGACACGCAGAGCATCGTGATCGGAACGCAGAGCATGTCGCTGTTTTCGGTTGATCCGGTTTTTGCAAACAACTCCTGGGCAGGAGTTGTAACGGCCTGCCGCAGAGGAACCGTGCCATCCACATGGGTCGTAGGCGACAGCATGTCCATGACGATCGGTGGTGTAGATTATCAGGTCGATATCATCGGCAAGAGCCATGATGATTATGCAGACGGCTCCGGCAAGGCCCCGCTGACGTTCCAGCTGCATGACTGCTACGGTACGGGGTACGGCATGAATGACACAGAAACGGTCGTAGGTGGCTGGAAGAGCAGTAAAATGCGCACAGAGTATCTGCCGTCCATTCTGGCGCTTATGCCGGAAAGCGTTAAAAACGGCATCCGGGAGGTCAGCAAGAAGAACGCAGCAACAGCATCTTCTATTGTAACTTCGGCGGATAAACTGTTTCTGCTCTCGGAAATTGAGATTTTCGGCAGCCGGGTCGTATCCGCTGCAGGCGAGGGAACGCAGTACAGCTATTATACGTCCGGCGGAAGCACAAAGAAGGCGATGAACAGCGCTCCCGCGCTGTGGTGGCAGCGGTCACAGAACTTTGCAGGCGCAGGCGGCTTCGGCTTTGTCGGACAGCAGGGCGGCACAAACGGCGGCGATATTACAAATCTGTACGGCGTGAGTTTCGCATTCTGCTTTTAAGGAGGAGATCGTATTATTTATAAAACAAACAGAAGGGAGAAAACCAATGACAACAGAAGAGCGCGTGACCGAGGTGGAGCAGCGGGCGAAAAGCAACTCGCACCGCATTGACGAAATGCAGTCCGACCTCAAAAACCTCACAGAACTCACAGCCAGCGTCAAGGTGCTGGCGACCAAGCAGGAGAACGTCGAATCCGACGTCCGGGAGATCAAGACCGACGTTAAGGCCCTGACGGAGAAGCCCGGCAAACGCTGGGACGCCATCGTCGCGGCGGTCGTGACGGCCATTGTCGCGGGCCTCGTCGGCTGGGCGCTGGCCCATGCGGGACTGGGATGATATGAGCACAAAAGGAAAGTGGAGCAAGGGCGAAATGTCGCGCACGATCGTCGTGTACTGCATCAAGGCCCTAACGCTGACGCTGATCTGGGCCGTCGCGCTGGAGACAATCGCCGTGCTGTTTTCGCTCGAAATCGATCTGACCGCCGTGCTCACCTTCGCCGCTGCGGCCTTTGGCGGGGAGCTCCTGCTGCTGGCCTTCAAGCGCGTATTCGCAAAGAAAAATGATCCGGTAGAATGAAAGGGGTACATACAAAATGACAGAAAAGAAGTTTTTTGAGCTTGTGAAAAAGCTGGTGACTGATTACACCAACGAACACTTAGACAAGAGCGACGGAAAGCAGATCAGCCCTGATGACGTTTACGTCGTGTGGTACTGCAAAACGTTGAAGAATTGGAAAGCGCTAGCTTCCACGACGCTGTTCGACGGCATGTACTATGAACTGACGCTCAACGGCGACAAGCAGGAAATCTATCTCGACGCTTACAAAAAGTTCGAGAACCGCGCAATCAAGGTGGAGGGCTGATTATGGAGAACATCAAGAAGCGGCTTGGCAATCTGCTGAGCGTCAAATCCATCGTCACGCTGGTGCTGACGGCGGTATTTGCGTACATGGCAGTCGCCGGGAAGATCTCGCAGGACTTTATGATGGTGTATACCGTCGTGATCGCGTTTTACTTTGGCACACAGAGCCAGAAAGCGCAGGACGCGATTGACAACGCCGCGAAGGAGGATGCGCAGAAATGAGCATCATGAAAGCCTCCGAACTCGTCAGGCGGCATATTGACGCCGCGAAGAATTACAAGACCGTGTATATGTGGGGCTGCTTCGGCTCTCCCGTCACGAACGGCATTATCACGGAAAAGGCGAACCAGTACCCGGACTGGTACGGCGCGGCGAAGCAGGCAAGCCTCCGCAATCTGATCGGCAAGGGCTACTTTGGCTTTGACTGCGTGAACCTCACGAAGGGCATTCTGTGGGGCTGGAACGGCAACAAGAATGCTTACCACGGAGGCGCACGCTACGCCGGCAACACCGTCCCGGACGTATCCGCCGACGGCATGATCGCCAAGTGCAAGGACGTGGCTACGACCGGCTGGGACAAACTCGTCCCGGGCGAAGGGCTGTGGATGCCGGGCCATTGGGGTATGTACATCGGCGACGGCCTCGCGGTAGAGTGTACCCCCGCATGGAAGAACGGCGTACAGATCACTGCCGTCCTGAACATCGGCCCCAAGAGCGGGCACAACGCCCGCAAGTGGCAGAAACACGGGAAGCTCCCGTGGGTGGACTACGACACGGAAACCGTCGATAAGGCCGTCGAGGACGCCAAGAAGACCATCAAGGCAAAGGCCGGACTTGCGGACAACACGATCAAATATCTCGCCGACTACAAGTACGGCGATGATCTCCTGAAAAAACTGGCTGCTGCCATGAGATAAAACCTGCCCGGCGGCGGGCCGAAGGGAGTGACAGCAAATAACTGCGCGGCTGGCTCTGCCGAAGGAGCTGGAACACCTCACGCGCAGCGACTGGGAGCGCGTCACTGACGAGGGACTTTTGGACGTGATCGATCAGCAGATCGTGAGACTTTATATCGTGCGCAGGCTCCCGCAGCTGGACGCGGCCGGTGAAATCGGCATCGACCGCAAAACCATCTCCCGCCGCCTGCCGCACATCTACAATACCGCCCGCCGTCTGACACAAGGAAACCCGCCCTGAGCATACGCTCCGGGCGGGCTTTTTTACATTCAAATCATATTTTTTCAGTCGAAGGTTGCTCTGCTGGCATGTTCTGCCGCATATACGCATCGATCCATTTGCGAATCAGTTCATTCGGGGTAGTGCCATTGGCTTTCGCCGTAGCCTTGAAGGTTTCCGCGATCTCCCGCTTGAGCTTGCAGGAGATCACGGACATGTTCTCAGCGTCCCACTTGTTGCGAGCGCGGCGCTGGGTGTCAGTCGGCATAGCATACCTCCCACGCGCAGATGTTCGCCGCATTCAACGCGGCAGAAATCAGTGCTTCGGCGTCCACGCCCAGAACGCCGGAGATGGACCGCAGAACGCCCAAGACATCCTCCGAGGTGTCAACGGACGCATCGTCCATTGTGCCGTCGGAAAAGCGCCAGCAGAAGCCGTCAGCGGTCACGGAAAAATACACGCGGCTGCCAAAATCGCCGCAGGACGTGTCGTCAACCTCGACGGTGACAAGCTGGCCGTTGTTAAGGTCTGCAACGACACCGCCGGAAAACTGCCAGTAACCTCCGCCATTATTTGCAGTGTCCAGGTTACAGTGGGGATTTGTCTGCGCTCCCCACGCGGAAACGATATTAAACATGTCAGCCATCCTCCAATTTTTTTGTCGTGTTTGTTTTGCTTTGTGTCTATGGCTGCATTATATACTGTAATACCGTATATGTCAAGGGGTTTTTCAAAATATTTTATAAATAATAAAAACAAAAATCCACGCAAATGGGACAGAACTGTCCCGGAAGTGTCCCGCAGATGTCCCCCTTGGGAATCGGGAAAGCGGTAGACTGAACATAGAAACCGGCCGGTTTACTACGTTTCGGAGGTATTTTTTATGGAATACGCAAGCAAGGGACTCGCGGGGACTGCGCTGGGCTTTGGCATCGGCGGCGCCGCACTGGGACTGGCGAACGGCGGACTCAGTAATCTGCTGGGCGGCCCCAACCAGAACAAGAGATCAGAAGCCGCTGACATCGCTGCGGCAGTCACGCCTGCCATGACGGTAGCCGCCATGCTCGCCGCGCGGCAGCAGGAGCCGATGTGCAGCGAGAATATGCCGGTCACGCGCTACGATCTCGAACGGGAGCAGAAGCTGGCCGCGAAGGACAGCGAGATCGCGCTGCTCAAGGCCAACACATACAACGACGGCAAGATGCTGGAGGTGTACGGTTATATCGATGGGCAGCTCAAGGACGTCCGTGAGGCGCTGTGCAAGCAGGCCGTCCACAACCAGCGCACCGAGGACAGCTTCGCGCTGGTCAAGCAGGACGTCGAGTCTGTCCGCAAGGAAGCCCTTGGCGCGGTCAAGATGGAGGCCGAGCGCCGCTGCTGCAACGACAATTCCATCGTGACGTATGTCAACGCGACCTTTTACCCCAAGCAGGTCGCCGACGTCACCACGGGCACCGCGACCACGGCGCAGTCGCTCTACAACCCGATCCCGAAGTGCGGCGGGTGCTGCAACAGCTAAGCAAAAGGGGCGGCAATAGCCGCCCCATCCTTAAAGGAGGAAATCTGCAATGACAGTGACGATAGATCAGGCCATGCGCGGCGCGATGCGCTACGCAGACAATGAGGTCATTCCGCACCTGCCGGGCGGCAAGGGCATCGGGGCCGGGATCATGCTTGCACTCATCATGGAGGGCAGCCGCGAGAAGATCCTCGCGCTGCGCGAAAATCCGGCGGTAAAGATGATGCAGATCTTCGACGACGCCGGAAACATCGACCTCGACAAGCTCTATAACGCGGCGCGTCCGCGCTTTGAGAACAAGCTGACCGTATCCGTCCCGCTGCTGGGCGATATGCGATTTGACCAGAACGACGTGGACAAACTCTACCGATACATGCAGGAGGCGTGACGAGATGAAGGACTATATCACAAAGCTTTACGAAAAGCTGCGCGAGGCGATGGAAAAGCCGGTGACGCTCGGCAGCGCGGAGGAAGTCGGCCTGTACGCGAAGACGATCCGCAGGCTGGAAAAGCTGGACTGCCGCACAGACGAACCGGATGCGGCAGCGTTTGACCGAGAAACGGCCATACACTGGGCCGAGCATATGCAGAACGCCGACGGCTCGACCGGCCCGCACTGGACGATGGAACAGACAACGGCCGTTGCAGAGAGCATGGGCATTCAGGCACCTGTGGTCCCGCAATGGGCGTGGGGCGTGACCATGAACATGATGTACTCGGACTACTACTCGGTCGCAGTAGAATTCGGACTCAACCGCCCGGAATTCTACGCCGCCCTGGCAAAGGCGTTTTTGACCGACAAAGACGGCCCCGGCCCGGAGCGCAAGCTCATGGAATACTATGAGCATGTGGTAAAATAAAAAGATCCCTCTCCGGTCAGGAGAGGGATCTTCGCTTGCCTGCAATCAACATTTAAATGGTATGCATTCATGCGTACCGTGTAATAGTAGATAGCGAAGTATAGTGGAACGCACGGAATCAATCGGTAAGGGGATATAGCGTCACGCGCATGTCGCTGCCGGATTTGGAGTGGGATTTGGACTGCTTGTGGTAAAGGACTTTTTGAAGGACGGTTTTAAGCAGCTCGTTCTTATCCTGCGGCGTTGCAGCAAGCGGGTAAGTTTCGAGCACATGGCGGACGGCGGGGGCGAGACGGGCGCGGGCCTGTTTGGCGCGTGTGATCTCGTCCTGCGCACGCTGGTTCTCTTCAATGCGGGAAATGATCACCTGTTTATCTGCGGCGAGCGCCTGAGAACGCTGAAGGAAGATCTCCGGCGTGTAAACGCCGGTCTCAACAAACTCGTATGCGCGGGCCTCCTGCACCTCCAGCTTGGCAAGCTGCTTCTGGTCGGCGCTGATGGAAGCGGCGAGCGCGTCCAAAAGCGAATGCTCGTCGCTGCGCTCCGCTTCGCCGACTTCAAGCTCATGCAGCCAGCCGCGCAGCGCGTCAAGCACGGCGTCCTCGACATCCTCATACCACGCGCTGACGGTCGGGCAATCGGACGAAGGGCACATAAATGCGTCGCGTCGGCCGCCGGAAGACGGCCTGCGCACCATGACGCGCCCGCACTGATCGCAGCGAACAAGCCCGGCAAGGCTGGTAACGGTCTTCCATGCGCCCTTGCCGCGCGGAGCAACAACTGAATAACTCAGCGAAACGGCCTTATCGTACTGCGCCTGTGAGATCAGCGCATCGTGCAAGCCTTTATAGAGCTTCAAATCCTCCTGCCGGGTGCGCGGGCGGCTGACGACGACAGAGCCGTCAACGATACGCTTCGTCTCCGGCCTGCCGCCGGATTTGATCCATCCGGCATTTGCCGGGTTACGAAGCAATTCCAGGATAGCGGAGGTGGTCCATGAGTTGCCGGAATTCGTTTTGACGCCGAGGTGATTCAGCCGCGTGGAGATCGCCTTCGCGCCGATGCGCGCGCAGCCATCGCCGGTGTACCAGTCGTAGATCTGCTGCAGGACGGGGGCCTGCTCCGGATGCGGGATGAGCTTATAGCCCTTGTCGTTCGGCAGCTTCTCACGCGACCAGCCGAAGGGCGTCTTGCCGGAGATCCATTTGCCCTCGCGCAAGGACGCCTCCTTTCCGCGGGACAGGCGGCGTTTGATGGTGTTGTATTCCCGCCGGGACATGAACAAACCGAACTCGAAGTATTCCTCGTCCATTTCGTTGTTTGGGTCATAGACTTTGTTCGGGGTAACGATCTTTGTATTGGAATACTTGAAAGTCTGCGCAATAATGCCCTGGTCGATGGTGTCGCCGCGCGCCAGACGCTCGACCTCCATGACGAGCACGCCGGCATAGCTGCCGGTCTCGACGAGCTGCAGGACCTTCTGCACCTCCGGCCGGACGGCAATGGAGTCGCCGGTCACGACTTCCTCGCAGATCTCCACGACGTTCAGCCCGCGGCTTTCGGACAGCGACAAAAGCGCGGCCCGGTGCCGCTTGAGCGTGTCGGTCTGGCCGAGAGCTTCGGCCTCCATGTCCTTCCGGGACTTACGCAGGTAAATAATGTACTGCGCGAGCGGGTCGGAGATTTTCCAGGTAGATGTAAATTTCATAGGCAGATTCTCACCACAAGAGCAAAAGGTTATACGGATACCGCTCCGGCGCTGGGCCGGGGCGGTTTTATTTATGTGCGGATCCAGCCGATCGATGGGATGAACACATCGGCCACAAGCGCAAGGGCACACAGCAGAAGAATACCCAAGAGGATAAGCGTTACAAGCCGGTGCATACGCAGGGACTTCTGCTGCTGGGCAAACTGCGCACGAAGGGCCGCGTTCTCGGCGCGGAGTTTTTCAGCATCGGAAGGCTCGGCAGGCTCGGCAGGCGGGACGCCGAAATGCTCATCCATTGATACGCCGAGGGATGCGCAAATCGGGCCGACGGTATTAATGTACGGCTTCGTAGTCTCGCCGCGCAGGAATTGGCTGACGGCATTGACGGATACGCCGGATTCGTCAGCGATATCCTGATTCGTCTTATGCGGCTGCATGGTGTCCTTTGCTTCGCGGCATGTTTCCCACAATTTTTCTGACAAAAACCATCCCTCCATATATAAAAACCACACCTGTGGCAGTAAGATTTCAGAAAAACCTACGCTGAAAACCAAACCGACAGGTTTACAAACCCAACCGGCGTATGCCATGCTTCAGATACAGACGGCTCCCGGTCGCCTGCGCAAGCAAAAGCCCGCGCCGTTGTTCGGCCAGCGGCGCGGGCAACGCCTACCTATATCTTACAACTTTCGGGAGGCGCGAACAAGAGGCAAAGATTAACAAAAAAAGAACGCGGTTTTTGTGGAGAAATGGAGACGGGAATGGAAAAGACGATGGAACAGATTGAAAACATTTTAGAGCGGGCCACACTGGATCAGCTGAAAATCATCCTGCGATTCCTGCGGAACATCATAAAATAAGCGCCGGAACGGGAAACCGTTCCGGCGGGGAAGCTAGGGGTTACAATGCCCGCATGGGTCGTACCCAGCATCTATAGCATCATCGCGATAATCAAATTCTATTTGATTATCTTTGTCGGGGAGATAGGGGCAATACGAATGGTGAAATTTTTTTGTATCAATATTCCCGATGTAACAGCTAGAGACATAGCCGGACGGACGATCATTGCCAGATGGAGTAGTTGCTGGTTTTGATGGGAACAGCCAATTTGGGAGAAACGCAAGCACAACGGCGATCCCGGCGAGAATGGCATATAGCAGCAGAAAGGTTAAACATCCGTTCAGCATTTTTTTGCGCCGTGCGGGCCATTGAGGATCCGGGGAACGAGGGGAAGACGCGGCTGCGGGGCTTGGGTTACAGGAAGGTTCGTGTTTGACCGTTGGCTTACACGCCTCTACCACAGACGGCTCGAATGGAGGCTCATCATCGCGGTGGACAACCGGCGTGCTTAAGGCGAGGTGCGTGATGTTGGGCGGGAGTTCAAGCCGATGAGAAGCGGAGCCAGAAGGAGCGGGAGACAAGCTTTCACTGGAAGCATCCGTGGGTTTTGATTTCTTATTGCGTGGATGCCTGTCGGGCAGATTGTATAAATAAGAAATGAGTTTACGAAGAAAATAAAAGAATAGAATTTCGGCAAGAAATAGAATGACTAGACCAAGAAGAATCAGGCCATCCATAAAAATACCACCCCTTACCAGAATACAGAAAACGTCGGGAGTGGTCAAGCGCTATAGACACTTTCTATACATTTTGACGAATAAAAAAGAACACCGGAAGCAGTTATTTGCTTCCGGTGATTTTTTTTGCGTATTCGAGGATGTTGTCCCAGAACTCCGGGGGCATTTCGAGGGCGGCTGCAATGCCGCGTTTGCGTGTGGATTCGTCGGCTTCGGCCAGAACGTCGGTAAACATCAAGGCCATGCGCTCGTTTTCACTGCGCTGGACGTACATTTCCCCTTCGCCGTCCTCCAACCATGCGAGGGAGACGTTGAACTCCCGGCAGATATCCGAGATTGTGCGGTCACTGGGCATTTTTGAACCGGAACAAACGGCGGACACGAACGGCTGGCTCAAGTTGATGGTTTCGGCAAATTTCGTTTTTGTGATACCAAGGTCTTTGATTAAATAAGCGATTCGATCGTTGATTGTATTCAAGCTTTTCACCACCTTCTAGCCACAAGGTAACACAACGGAAATGAAATGTCAAGAAAAAATATAACCAAGGAATGAAATTATGCTTGACAACGGTTCTGAGGTATGCTAACGTATAACCAAGGAATGAACCGAGCGAGGTGAGAACAATGTCAGAGGAACAGAAGAAGCAGGTCGAGGGAGTGCTGCATGAGATGAAGCACATGAACCAGCAGCAGATCGAGGTCATGATCGCCTATATGCAGGGCGTGGCTACGGCGGCGAAGCTGATGAACGAGAAGAAGGAGGCCGTCTGATGGTACTCGACGACGACCTGCGGCAGAAACTCGAAGAGCAGCTGGAACTGCTGGCCGAGCGAAGCCGGAAGCAGGAAACCACAAACGAGGATCTCGCAAAGCTGACGGAGCAGATGGTCTGCATCGTGAGCTTGCTGGAATCGGAACCTTGATTCTGCGTAATATTTCCAATTCAGGAAAAGCTAAAGCCGGAAGGAGGCTGAACCATGCGAAAACCGTATGACCCGATCGCGGACGAAGAGCCGCACATCGTGGCCGAGTATCATTTCCCAAACTGCACGGCGTATATCGCCGACAACTACCTGCGTCGGCTGACGCCGGAGCAGAAGGAGGCCAACCGGCAGGCTGCCCGCCGCGTGGCGTGGCAGATCCTCGAGCGGGCCGCAGCCGAAGGGCGTCTGCCCACGGCCAGCAATTAAACGCGCCGCAAGGCGCGTACATAGGAGTCGATATTATGGCGAACATCAAGACCTACACCCTGACGCTGGACGCGCAGGAGCTGCATGATCTGATCGAGGCGGCGCTGGTCTGCGAGTGCCAGGCGGCGCAGATCATCGGCGGGCTCAAGCGCAAGGGGCTGGATCTGGACGCGCAGAAGCTCGTGACACAAAACGCCCGTCTGGCGCGGCTCGTCAGGCGGATGCAGGAAGCAAAGGAGGATAAGCGGAATGCGGAAACTGATTCTCAGCGGAGACGATTGGTTTGAGCTGAAGCGCACGCTGGAGCTGCTTGTGATCGCAACCCACAATGAGGCCGAAGCGCTCGCCGCAGCCAAATTTGAGAACGAGGAAATGACCGAACGGGCTGCGCACCTCGCAAAGTGCGACCGGGAAAAGGTGAAGAAATACAAGCGGATTCTGGCGCTGGTGAAATCGGCAGAACGCCTGCCGGAGACGAAGGAGGACGCAGAATGAGAACCAATCTTGCAGAGCGGCTCGGGTATGAGCCGGAGGAATCGACCGAGGAGCGGCAGGCGCGGCTCCGGGAGGCATACCAGACGCGCAAGGCCATGCGGCGGCTGGCGCGGCTTGGGTGCTGCTGGCTGTCGGGCGTGGCGTTCGCGCTGTGCATCATTGCGGGGTGCGCCCACGCGGCGGAGATCGCCGCCGTCCTCGGCGGCGTGTCGCTGACGACGTTTTTGACGGGGATCTGGCTGTGACGGAGCAAAAGATCACGATCGACTTCCGCCCTGACCAGCTGGCGGACGTGATCGAGGCGGTGAACGCCTACGCGGACGATCTCAAGAATGATCGGGCGCTCCTGTGCGAAATGCCGCGCGTCGATCATGAGACAACCGACGAACTGCTCAAACAGGAGACGCGGCTGCAAAAGCTGGCGTACTGGCTCCTGTGCGTGCAGGACGAAGCGCTATGACGGCGCAGATCTACGCGCCGCGCCTGCGGCAGATCCCGCCGCCGTGCGCGAAGGACTGCCCGGGACGCGAGGCCGGATGCAGCGCACGCTGCTGCAGCTGGACGCTCCATGAGAGCATCCGGAATTACATTTACGACGTCAATCACAAGGACAAAATCAGTCTGGAACCAGACAGAGCCGCCGCCCGGCAGATCGAGCGGGCGGCAAATAAGGACAGGAGGGGCAAGACCTATGCAGCAAAATAGTATCAGCTATCCGGGCGAACGGCCCGCGAAGCGCGCGGATATCGTCGAGCAGCCGGGATATACCGGCAAGCATTATTTCGTGGTGAATTACGCGGGGCGTCAGCTGACGGTACACGCGGCGGACGAAACGGCGGCCCTCTTCTGGGCGGCCAAGCGCTGGGGCTACAGCTTCAAGCGGCCGGAATACCACCAGACGGCAAGCGTGGCAAAGCTAGGATATCAGCCGGACACCCGGCCGGGGGCGCTGGTATGAGCGCACAGGGGAAGCCGCTGCGCTGCGAGATCATCCACGATAATTTTCAGAACTACAAGAAGTACAACGTGCCGAAAGCACAGCTTGTGATTGCGGATATCCCGTACAACATCGGCGCGGACGCCTATGGCTCGAATCCTATGTGGTACAAGGGCGGTGACAACGCAAACGGGGAAAGCAAGTACGCAAAAAAGAGTTTTTTTAATTCGGACGGCTATTTCAAGATCGCCGAGTATATGCACTTCTGGTCCCGGCTGCTGAAGCCGGAGCCGAAGGAAAAGGGAAAAGCCCCAGCCATGATCGTATTTTGCGCGTTCGATCAGATACATACAGTCGCAGAATACGGCGCGCAGTACGGCTTTAAAAACTGGTATCCGATTTTCTTCTGCAAGAATTATTCTGCGCAGGTGCTCAAAGCCAATATGCGGATCGTCGGCGCGACGGAATTCGCGGTTGTCCTGTACCGGGATAAGCTGCCGAAATTCAACAACGGACGGCAGATCGGAGAGGACGGGAAGCCCATTCGGGGAACTGGGAAAATGGTGTTCGACTGGTTCCAGTGGGAGCGGGACGGGAAGGACATTCCAAAGATCCACCCCACGCAGAAGCCGGTGAAGGTGCTCCGACGTCTGATCGAGATCTTTACGGATCCAGGCGAGCTTGTGATCGATCCGTGCTGCGGCTCCGGTTCGACGTTACGCGCAGCTGCGGAGGCAGGCAGAAGCGCAATCGGCTTTGAAATTGATAAAAGCTTCTATCTGGCAGCGAAAGAGAAAATGCTTGCCGGAGCGAGGGGAAGCCAGGAAGCGGCCAACTTCGATGGAAACCAGATGACAATCGGAGAAATAACAGAGGCTGCACAGCAAGGAGGACGCGCTATGACAGACAAGAAAATAAGAAAATCAAGGAAGTCGCGCAGATGCTGCGGTGCTGCGCGAAGGGGCTTGGACACGACGACGCGTGCGAAAACTGCAAGGTCGGAGAAATCCAAGATCGGCGGGAATACATCGAGTTTGCGGCTGCTAACGTGATCGAGCGCCTGACCGCCGAGAACGCGGCGCTGCGGGAGAAGGTGCCGCAGTGGATCAGCGTGGAGGATAGGCTGCCAGAGGCACACAATGGAAAAGAAAATTCTTGATGTTACGTGCGGTTCCCGCACGATCTGGTTCAACAAAACACATCCGGCCGCAGTGTATTGCGATAGCAGGCGCGAATCATACACTGGAATCTGGAAAAGCACGAAGAATGATTCTGAACGGCGGAGATTCCAGCGCGAATGGTGCCGCCCGATTATCACCGGGAAAAAGTTCAACGAATTTTGGAAGGAGACGACATGACAGAAAAGGAAATTATACGGGCGCTGCGGGTATGCTCCCGCAGAACAGACGCACAAACTTGTGCGAAATGCCCATTGTTTGACAGCGAGGATTGTATGGGCGACATGATGGTTGGTGCAGCTGACTTGATCGAGCGCCTGACCGCCGAGAGCGCGGCGCTGCGGGAGAAGCAGCGGTGGATGCCGCTGCCGGAAGCGACGGAGGGGAATAATGCCACCTAAAGAAAATCTTGAAAGAGCCTGTGAAGAGTGCATCCATTATTGGGCGTGCTCCAGGCAATGCGGCGAGCCGATGGCACAGCGTAGCGCCACTGGCTGTGAGTGCTACGAGACGGTTAAAAGCATTGCGGCGGCTCGGCTCATCGAGCGCCTGACCGACGAGAACGCGGCGCTGCGGGAGAAGGTGCCGCAGTGGATCAGCGTGGAGGAGAAGCTGCCAGCAGATTATATTAAGCGATACCTTATCGCTTTTAAGGACGCAGGCGGAAGCATCGTGGATGCGGCTCGGTATATTCCGGGGCTCGGTTGGGAGTGTCGCAACTGGGAGGTTCCGCAGGGTTTGATTACCGACTGGATGCCGCTGCCGGGAGCACCGGAGAAAGGAGACAAGGCATGATAGCTGTTTTAATCAGCATCAGACCAAGGTGGTGCGAGAAGATCATAAGCGGAGAGAAAACGATCGAGGTGCGCAAGACGCGCCCGAAGATGGATACGCCGTTTAAGTGCTATATCTACTGCACAAAACCGGAGGAAAAGCTACTCACCATTATGAAAGACGGCGATGAGAATTATGGAGAAACGTATCACGGCAAGCCGGTTTTCATAAAGACGGAAAAAGCGCCGACCACTGGCTTATGGGATAAGCGGCAAAAGGTTATCGGGGAATTTCTGTGCGATGAGATCATCAACATTAACGGCGCGGGAAGGATCCCGTCGGATGCTGCACGGCCAACCTGCCTAGAGCCTGCGGAGCTGCACCAGTATCTCGGAGCTGCCACAGGCTTCGGCTGGCACATCTCCAATCTCAAGATTTACGACACCCCGCGCGAACTGCGGGAATTTTACGCTGTGCCAAATGAGGTAGAGGTAGCGCTCAAGGCAAAACCCAAGCCGGTCACCCGCCCGCCGCAGAGCTGGCGGTATGTGGAGGAAGAACTATGGAACGACTGACTTATTTCAAAGACGGATACTGGCGGGTAAATTTCAGCGGAG